TATTCTGGAGACGCTACAACAGGATGGACATACACGGAGAAATAATATGGCAAATTACGAAGCAACTAAATATGATTTTGATGGAGCAAACCTTACAGGTATAGAAGGTACAGCTACAGGTACAATTGTACCATGGTCAGCAGCATCTCTTCCATCTGGATTTTTAGAATGTAATGGTGTTGCAGTTTCAAGATCAACTTATTCAGCATTATTTGGAATCGTAGGTACTACTTATGGTGCAGGTGATGGTTCAACAACTTTCAATACACCTGATTTACAAGATAATACACCCGTAGGAAAATCTGGAACTAAAGCTCTAGCTTCAACTGGTGGAGCAAATACTGTTTCAGCAACTGGAAACGTTGGTGGCTCAACTGCTAATGCAACTTTAACAGAAGCACAATTAGCTAGCCACACTCACGGTCTCCCAGGTCACACAGTAGGAGGAGGACCAAGTAACGGAATAGGTTTTGGTTATCAAAGAAATGCTGTTAATGCTTCTGGAACTAAAGGTTCAGGAACGGGTCACTCTCATAATATGAGTGCTACTTTTTCAGGAACAGCATCATCTGTTTTACAACCTTATTTAACACTAATTTATATTATAAAAACTTAGGAGAAAAAATGGCAACAAGTGCAAATTGGACAGTAGTATTTGAAGACAAAAAAATTATTAAAAAAGATTCTGCTGCCTACGATATATCGGATGATTCTTTTTGGTCTGATTCTAAATTTTCAAATATTTGGGCTATTCAGTATGGAACTTCAGTTACTTCTGATGAAGTAGAATATAGAGATACAACTCCACATTCATCATTTGCAGATGCAAATATTGGGGATATTAGTCAATTCTCATCTAGATGGGATTCAGCACATTTAATCCAATTACAATCTAATTGGGATGATGAAAATGTTGAAGGCGAAACTTCAAATGAAAAAATTACTAGATTAGGTGCAAGACCTACATCTTATTCATCTTAGTACTATATTCCTGAATAAATAAACTTACAGTATATCTTTTTAAATTAGGTGTATTACTAGCATGAGGAGAATGTAATTTATCTGATGGAAACATAATAGCTCTATTTTCTCTAAATCCAATATGCATATCTAAGTTATTATCTGTATAAAAAACTGTGCCGTTTGTAACTGCAGTCGGTCCTTTCATCATAATAAGTATATTCATTTTAGAAAAACCTGTATCTATATGTGGTACAAAATGATCTAAATTTCTAATATCAATACCTGATTCATCATCTAAGGTATCTATTTTTATATTAAATTTTTTTTCACTTTGCTTTATAAAAATACTTCTTAATTCTAAATTACCTAACAATTTAAATCTATTACCATAAAAATTTTCTTGAGTTTTTTCAGTAGTTCCTTCTAAGTATTTAGGTTTAAAATTTATTTCTGAAACAATATAGTTTTTTATATTTGTAAATAAAATATCCTCGAAAAAATCGTCTATTATTTTTATCATCTTAATTTTATAATTCTTTTAATTGACATACGATAGAATATCTTTTTGATTTGTCATCAGATGCCCAGTTTAAAGGGCTATGATAAGTGTTAGCATGCCATATAATAGCTCTGTTTTCATTAAAGCCAATATGAGTATTTAATTCACCACTTAAATAAAATCCCGTTCCTTTGTGTAAATTAGTATTACCTTTAATATAAAGAATAATTTGATAATCACAAAGTTCAGTAAGATCACAGTGAACAACAGGTTCAACAGTAGCTAGAAGGGTATAAGAACAAAAATTAACTTTAAATTTTTTATTTAAAACTTTTTCACATTTATCTTTTATAATTTTTTTTATTTCATCTTCTGCTCTACAAGAAAACCAAATATGATTTATTCCGTCTATTTGATTGCCATTAGCTGAATAATCATAAGTATTAATTTTTTGATGTATTTTTTTAAATATATCTTTATCTAAAAAATTGTCTTTAATTACTATATTAAAACCATTCATCTCAATAGCATCCAAGAAGTTAAAATATACTTTTCACCAGACAGAGGAGGATTTCCTCTATGTAGATATGGGAAAGAAGCAGGCCATATAACTATTCTTCCTGTTTTTGGTTTAACTCTTTTTGAAAAATGTAAAAATTCAGTTTCACCTCCTTCTTCTACATCATTCAAATAAATTGAAAAAACTAAAGCTCTAGGTTCATATTCAAAACCTTTACCATGTTCTATATGCCAAACGTGGTAACCCTCTGTCGGAAGAGTTTTTTGTATTTTTAAATTAGTATAATTTAATGAAGGTACGTCAAAAGCTTGTCCTGCACCAGTAGCTTTATTATAATGTCTTAAAGCCATATCAAAATTTAATATCATAGGTTTTAAATCTTCCCACCAGATATCTAAATTTTCAGGTTTAGCATAGTATTGTTGATCTTGTTTATGTATTATAGATGCTTTTTCTCCACCTATTCTATTAATAGTATTATTAAATTTATCTTGTTCTTCATATAACTTAATAGCTTTATTACATTCTTCAGGTGTAATATATCCATCATACACACCAATAAAATTATTTATATTAACTGTTTTTTCCATAGTATTTTTTCCTTTTGTTGTATTATTTTAACTCTATATTTCCTGAAACAGATACTCTTTCTCCTTTACTTTTAAAAGGATTTACAACATGATTTAAATCTGCTGGAAAAATTAAAAAGTCTCCTACTTCAGGCATCATAGAATGAGAATTTATATTTAATTTTTTTTTAGATAATTTATTTATAAAACTAATACTCCCAGGTTTTTCACCATTTGAAATTGTAAGGTCACTTTCTTTTTTTAATTCTTTTGTAATATCTAAATAAATAACAAAAGATAAATCATCATCATGAGTGTGTATTGGATTATATTCATGTTTAGTCATATAATTAACCCATGAACTTTTTAAAGTTACGTTATTACCTAGCACTAAACCACGTTCTTGATATATAGCTTTAGAGTAACTATCTAAATATGGAAAAATAATAGGAAATAGTTTTTTTACATCTACGGCATATTCATTTTTTATTAATCCAGCAAGTGAAGGTCTATAGTCCATATTATTTTTTTTACACAGTTTTTTTATTTTATTTATTTCTTTATTAGTTAGTTTTGTTTTATATAAAAAAGGTCCCCAATGAAAATATTCATAGTTTATATTTTTCATCTTACTCCTACCTTTGTATTAATTTTTTTCTTAGGAGGAATAAAAATTTGAATTGATTTTCTAGGCACAATTGGTTTCATTACGGGTGTTACTTTATGATTAAATGGAGCTTTAACTATAACTATAGAATTACCAACTAAGGGTATAAATCCATTATTATTTTTATTTTGAAATAAAAATTCTCCACCAAATTTAGGATTCCACCTACGATTTATATAATAAGTAATTCCATATTCATGGTTATGGTCATCATGCCAATTTATTCCTGAATTATTTTTCATTGAATGTAATATAAATCTTTTAATAGGTTGATTAACTTTATGAAAAGGATTGGTATTTAAAAGAATATTTAATTTTTTTAATGGACCATATTCAGGGATTAAATCTGATCTTTCAGGAGATTTTTTAAATCCCTCTAACAAATTTTTATTCCAATTTTTTGAAGCTAAGTCTAAATGTATATCTTTACTTCTAAACACATCATAATGTAATTTTTTATAAGTAGGATAATCTAAAAAATTTTGTATATAGTACAATTTATTAGGTATTTGGTATATTAATTTCATTAAGTATATATGCTATGTAAAAAACAATTTATAGAATATCTTGTACCTTTAGTTATAGGTTCTGTGCCATGAATCCATATAGGTTCGGCAGGAAATAACATTGCATCACCTGTTTTAAACACCTCTTTAATTTGACCATCAAAAAACCTAAACTCTCCACCTTCATAATCTTCATTTAAATTTAAAGTACACGAACCTCTTATATGACCGTCAATGTCAGAATGATCCTCTATACATTCTCCTACATTATATCTTAGTATTCTAATATTATTAGTTTTTTGTATGTGTACATTATTAAATGTAGGACAAATTTCTTTCTGAATATGAAAAACATAATTAGAGATTACTATTCCTATATATGTTTCTGCTATTTCTAATGGTTTTTTAAACCTATCATCAAATAAAGATAATTCAGATAGATTAATAGAATTAAAATTATCTTGTTTATGTGCTAAATCTTTATATTTAAAACTTGATTCAGGAGCGCCTATACTTTCATTGTCTTTATATAAGTTAATGAATGAGTCACAAATATTTTTAGGAACTAATCCATTAATTCTATATTTTAAATCTGTTAGTTTATAATTATATGACATATCTTTAATTTATTCTTTTACCATGAAAGCCTATAGATGCAATTATTCTTGGATTCATTCCTATGACTTTATGTTTTATACCGTTAGGTATAAAAATTAGATCTCCTTCTTTAACCTCATAATCTTTATTTTCTTTGCCAAAAATTCTATAAATAGTTTTTCCTTTTAAACCTATAATAAAAACATCTTCTAAATCAACATGGCTACCTCCAACTTGACTAGCAAAACTAAAAAATAAATCTACTTCATCGTTAGGATCAATTTCATATTTTAAAAGTTTTCTAAAAAAATCAAAGAATACTTTAAATTCTTTAAAAAAATTACTTACTTTTAATATTTGAAAAACATCTTTTAAATTTCCATATGTTGTTTTACTAAAAACAATTAATTCATTTTCTTCAATTAAATTACTTATTAGATTAAAATCATATTTTTTTTCTAAAGTAATAAAGTTTTTCACTAAAGCAACCTTGTTTTGTTTAATTAAATTTAATTCTTTTTGTTTTATTAGCATTATATTTCAGTGACAATGTTTAAAGCAAACCTATTTAAATTTTTTTTAGGGGCAATTCCTCTATGGGATAGTTTACTAGGGAAAACTAAAGCTTCTGATTCAGTTGATTCATAGAAAAATTTTTCTTCATTAACTATAAATTGAGTTCCACCATCGTTTTTATGTAGATTATATAAAATAGAATAATTATTATCATTATTTTCATCGGTATGGAATTCCATTTGACTTCCAGGATGATACCAATTCCAATATAATCTTTTTATTTTTTTAAATTTTATTGATGAATTATTTTGAACGTTATCCAAAATAAAATAGGCATAAGTATTTAAAATTTCATTATTTAAATGTTTTTGATCTTCATCAAAACTACTTAAAATAAAACCAAAATCTGATTTATTAATATTTTTATTAGAGTTATCCGTAGCAAATCTCCACCCCATGGATCCGAATAATATATCTATTATTCTTTTGTTTGTTAATTCAAGAATATTAGTATTGATTCTGGTCATCATTTTGTCTCTTTCATTATCTATATAATTAATATATAAGGCATTATATGCTACAAAAATTAAATTTCAAGCCTGGATTTAACAGACAAGCCACTGAATCAGGGGCTGAATCTCAATGGGTAGATGGTGATTTTGTTAGATTTAGATATGGATTACCTGAAAAAATGGGTGGTTGGTCGCAGTTGACTTCATCCAATAAAACTCTTCCTGGAGCAGCAAGAAAACAACTTGCTTTTACTTCTTTTGCAGGAGAGAGGTATACCGCTATTGGAACTTCTCAAGGTTTATTTTTATTTTATGGTAATGCTTTTTTTGACATTACCCCATTAGATACAGCAATTACAGGTTGTACTTTAACTACAGTCAATGGATCTGATGTTTTAACAATAGACAAAGGCTCTCATGGATTGAAAGTTGGAAGATATGTAACGTTATCCGCAGTAACGGTTACGGCAGCAAGTGGTTATACAGCAGGTGATTTAGAAAAAGTTTATGAAATTTTAACGGTTCCTACAATTGACAAATTTACAGTTCAAGCAGTAAGTGCTGAAACAGGTGCAGGCATGACTGCAGCAGGAGCGGCTACAGTTAATCCTTATGTTCAAGTTGGACCCACAACTCAAACAACAGGTTATGGTTGGGGAACTTCTTCTTGGGGCGCTGAAACTTGGGGCACTGAAAGATCTACAAGTACTGTAACTTTGGACGCAGGAAATTGGTCTTTAGATAATTTTGGTCAAGTATTGGTTGCAACTATATTTGATGGAAAAACTTTTACTTGGAATGCAGGGGCTGGTTCACCTAGAGGAATAAGAGCTTCTACAAGTACTTCGGGGTTTGTGACAACAAACAATCCAACGGCTTCAAGGTTTACTATTGTATCCGATAGAGACAGACATTTATTTCATTTAGGAACTGAAACAACTATTGGAGACCCTACCACTCAAGATCCGATGTTTGTAAGATTTTCTAACCAAGAAGATCTAGATACTTATCAACCTACAGCAACCAATACTGCGGGTACGTTTAGATTAGATACCGGTAATCAAATTAGAGCAGCTATACAAGGTAAGGATTATATCTTTGTAGTAACTGATCTTGCAGCTTATGTAATTCAATACGTTGGACCTCCTTATACTTTTTCGGTTAGACAAGTAGGTACTAACTGTGGTTGCATTGGCCAACATGCTATTTCTTACGCAAATGGTGCTGTGTGGTGGATGTCAGGTGAAGGAGGATTTTTTGTATACGATGGTACGGTAAAAGCCTTACCTTCTTTAGTAGAAGACTTTGTATTTTTAAATACAGGTACGGGAAACTTAGGGTTAAACTACGGTTCTTCAGATGTAATTTACTCTTCTCCCAATAGTTTATACACAGAAATTAATTGGTTCTATCCTTCAGCAAATTCAGATCAAGTGGATAGATGTGTTACATATAATTATGGTGAAAATGTTTGGACTACTTCTTCAATAGCTAGAACGACTTATCAAGATCAAGGAGTATTTAATTTACCGTATGCTACAGAGTATGATGATTCAACTACTCCTGTATTTCCAGAAATTTTAGGAATCACAAACTTATATGGAGCCTCTATTTACTATGCTCATGAAACAGGAACGGATCAGATTAATAGCACCGGGACAACTTCCATTGATGCTTTTATTTTATCTGGAGATTTTGAGATAACTAATAACAATAATATAGCCGACCTTGCAGGAGATGGAGAATACATGATGTCCGTTAAAAGATTTATACCAGACTATAAGTACTTATCAGGTAATTCAAAAGTAACTTTATTTTTAAATGATTATCCAAGTGAGACAGCAGTAAGCTCTTCTTTAGGACCCTTTACAATCACTAATACCACTGATAAAATAGACACACGTGCTAGAGCAAGATTTGTAGCAATTCAAATAGCTAATGATGCTGTGGGTGAAACATGGCGTTATGGTACACTAAGATTAGATGCACAACCTGATGGAAGAAGATAATGGCTAAATTAACTAACTATATTCCTGAACCTAAACCAGAGTACGAAGTAGAGAATCAAAGACAGATTGTAGAGTCTTTAACCACCATGAAACAACAGCTTAATTTTTCTTTTCAAGAAGATATGAAAAATGACCAAGAAGCATTAAATTATTTTTTATCCTAATGAGTATATTTTATAACAATCAAACTTTTAGTTTAACTACTACTAATTT